GCCCAGGCATCATCGCTGCCGGCGTCTGTAGCACCTGCATCGCCTTGCCAGTCGGCCATTGCTGACTGGGTCATGCTCTCTGATTCCTCGAACGATGTCTCATCGCCATCATCGAACTCTTCCACCGTGACACCAGGCAGTGGACTCAGCGTGTCCACCTCAGGACGTGGACTGCCATTGTACATGCCCATCTTGGTCTTGACAAGAAGCTCAGCCTTGCCGACCTGCGCACGACCGATGTGAGTGACGACCTTGCCGAACGGGCCATCCTTCTCAGTGACGTTGACGCCTGCCTTGGCTGGCTGGCCCAACGCAGCGAACAGCTCCTGCATCTTCCAGAGCGTTGAATCTTGATGCGTCACACGATGGAACAATGGATAGCCGTCATACTGCTTCTTGCTCTCTGCCTTGGCCCTGAACTCCAAGATCACTGTGATCATGGGCTTGGGCGTCTTGCCGTTGCCACCCTTGCTCATGCCCCACCACGCAGACTTGAGCACAGCCTTGTACAGACCGAGTGGCGGTGTTGGCCCCTCGTATCTGGTGAACGCACCCTGGCTGGCGTTGCTTGTGTCGATCACTACTTTCATTGCAGTACTCCTCAGTACTCGTCCGGCTCAGCACCTTGCTGAGCTTCGATTGCTACTGGCCCATCCTCAACGATCTCAGCGTCAACGATGTCTGAATGGGCCTCCTCGCGCGTGCGAACGTTGTCGCCAATGGCCTTGCCCTTGTTGATCAACTCCTCAACTTGCGGGATCGTGATGTCGTCCATGAAGTTGCCCAGAACACCATAACGATCTTTGGCCTTGTATGGGCCCATGGACTGGAAGATGACTCGTCTGATCAGGCGCTTCTTGCCCTCCTCATTGAGATTCCGCTTCACGCCATGGCCGACAACATGCATGTAACCCATCGCTTGCTGAGCGATGCCACCTTGCTTGCCGTCGAGTGCGGGCAGGAAGTAGGGGTTGCCTTCAGCATCTTCCAGCCGCAACGGCAGCGCAGTGTACACACAGTTGATCGGCAGATCGTTGAAGCGTCGCAGGAAGTTCAGCGTTTGTTGCTGGACCTTGAGGTGATCCTGGATCTGCGGCACGTCTGGATCGGCATTCTTCTTGCTTGCCTCATACGCCGTGCGCAGCGCGTTATCCATGCTGAACTTCTGCATCTCAGTGATGCTGTCTAGCAACGCCCATTGGTAGTCATCACAGCCGGTGCCTTGTCGGAAGTAGTTGTAGGCTTTGGTGACATCGCCCCATGACTTCATGGGCCAGACATCAGCTGTGCTTCCTTGTCGCGCAGCTGAGATGGTTCCAGCCTCTGTGGCCAAGAACAGTGCCTTGGGGCCACCAGATCTTCGCTGGTCTGCTGTCCCGCAAAGCACTGTCTTGCCCCAGCCAGGCTCAGCGACGAGCATCATGTTGATGAACTCGTCATACGCTTCCAGACTGATTACTGCCTCAGGCAGAGGCACGCTCATCCTCCATTGGGTCTAGATCCTTCAGTCGCTCCTCAATCTCACTGAGGCGCATGTTGATGAAGAAGAAGTCATCCCAGCTGAGCGCACCAAGGCCATAGTCTCTTGAGAAGCGCTTGCGCAGACGGCTCAACTCGGCCAATCCCCTGGTTCTGCTCGCCATGTCTATCACCTCCATTCAGGCGCTCTTGAGTGCTAGTCGATGATCCTGATATGGATCACGAACATTGAACATGGCGTCCCTGAACTCCTGCCAGTCGTCACCCGACTCATGCAGCTGACACATCTGGAAGAAGGCACAATCCCGGGAACAATCTTTGGTTGGTGTCTTGGTTGGGCGCTGTTGCTTGTTGCGGATCGCCATCATCTGATTGGCTTCATCGATGACGTGCTGACGCTGCATGATTCGCTGACTGTCTGAGCGCCAGACTGGGTAGCGCATGAACCGTGGTGTGCTCTGGTTCTTGCTCACCGTGCCGTTCTTGTTGAGATAGCGCCCAAACTCATCCTGCGGCCTGTCGTCAGGCATCGCTTTGCGTAGGAAGTTGTACATGATCCCATCGATGCGATCACTCTCAGCCAGCAAGCCTTGGTGCTTGAGCGTTGTCTCCGCCATCATAAGGTAACTGCTGGCTTGATCGTCAAGCTCCAGATAGCCGGTGTTGGGCAGGCTGGCCGCCGTCTTGTTCTCAAGCAGCCAGCACGAGTCCTCATGCTCTGTGTCGTGGAACACACCATCGAACGTTGCCGTGTAGATGATCACACCGTCAGGTGACGTAATCTTGGCCTGGACCGGCTGCTCTGTTCCCGCAAAGTCCCACGTTGGATCAGTGCCATATTCCTCAACGTAGCTGTACAACATGTTGGCGCCAAGTGTGAGCGCATCAACCCACTCAGGCTCATCTGGCTCAACACCCTTGGTCTTGAGGAAGTGCTTCTCATCGTTGCACCACTTGGTCCATGTCGTGACTGGGTGAACGCCACGCTCAACACCGTGTTTGTACCACTCAGCCAGAGCAGCGTGAATGCCCTGGCCGAACCAGAGTTTGGTGTCTGTCCGTTTCGGCTCCAGGCCCATGCGCCAGCCCCACCACCACCGTTGCTGGCATCGCTTGAAAGACACGCGCTCTGTCGTGCGCAGGATGATCTGCCCGGTCATGTCTGACTCCATCCTGCGAAGCTCTCGCGTGATCGATTGTGAGATTCCTTGATGTGCTGCGCCATGTCCTGGAACAGCCGCCAGGCGGGCGCACCACCAGTGAAGTCGCCCCAGATTGCACCGCAGCTGTGGCAGTACAGCTTGAAGTTGCCGTTGCGCTTGTGGAGCACTTCGATGTGCTCGTATGGGTTGTAGTTGAAGCTCATCCTGTCTGGATCGCCTTTGTCATTGGTGTTTCCTCCTTGTCTGCCTTTCCTATAGACAAACATACTCCGCGAAGATCTCGCTCAGGTCTCGCTGGCGTAACGATCCGATAAAGATCTTGGACTGATCGACTGCTGGCCTGAATCACAGTTACAGATCAATTTCGATCTTCCAATGGGTTGGTGGCTGGAGTGCAACAAGCACGTCATGCATGCCTTGGATGGCTCCAGCATCCTCAATGTGCCAGCCTGTCCAATCGTTCCCTCCGGCCGTGGTCACATGATACAACTTGTGGCCAGACACAGAGTCTGCCGTGCGTTTGAGAATCTCAAGCATCATGCTCTCATGCTTGGTCTCCACATCACCGTGACAAACGATCATGCGTGGCTTTGGGAGCAGCGTTTCAGGTACTGGCAACATCGAGTGGCCTCCAGGTTGATGGATCGATCAAGTCATAGTCGAATGAACGGCAGTCGTCTTCACACCAGATGCGATTGGCAATCTCTACCTCACGCTGGTCATACAGCGATGCCCACGTTGGGTGCTTGCCGATGTTGCTATGATGATCGTATGTTGGGTACAGTCCATACAGGACACCGAAGTTCTGCCAGTTGTCCCACATGTGCTCCATCATCAGCGTGCGGTCTGGCTTCGCAATCTCCGCACACTGCGTGAGCGACTTGGTCCACATGTGTGGAGCACGTCCTTGGATCCAGAGCCGGTGTTCCACCAACTCGCGTTGAGCTTCAAACCATGGTAGGAACTGACTGAAGTTCTGGTGCATGACGTAGCGATGGCCCCACTGAGACTTGCTGTTACCGATGTAGCCCAGGTACCACCACACTGAAACCAGTCTGCTGTAAGGGTTTCGCACCAGCATGTAACGTGTCTCTGGCGCAGACATCCAGACTGGTGGCGTCAACTTGTGCCGCGGCTTCACCCACTGCACCTCTGCTGGGTATTTCCGCATGGCTGCTTCCCAGCTGAAGGTGCCGGTCTTGGTTGGTGTGAAGATGATGAAGTCATGGATCTCACTTACCAACATCAGTCCTCGTCCCCAGCAAAGATTGCATCCCAGCATGGGCTGCAGATGCCCGTCATCATCTGCTCACGCTTAGCAGCACTCAATTCTGGCAAGGCGCCCTGGATGTGCACGCCTTGGCGCCATTTCTTCAGGCCCTCATCATTGACCGCAAATGTGTCGGGCTTGCCACACTCTGGGCAATGCGTCTGAACTAACACTCATCCTCCAAATTGTCGATCTTGTATCCTGCGCGCCAGCATCGATACGTGATGTGGACGTGCCGCTGGTACGGTGAGATCCAGTAGGCATTCTCATCGTCCAGCGCACGCTTCACACGATCATCACACCGTGATGCCTCGTCGGCTAATGTTTGATTTTTGTTCATGCCACCGCCATCGTGCGGGCTAGGTCAACGCCGCGCCTGCCGTCAAGCAGCATGTCCGTGATGCTTCGCTTCCCCTCAGTCACACGCTTGATGTACTCATCGATGGACTGATTGGTGATCAGCTGGTAGATCATCACCTGGTGAATTCTGGACACCCTGTGAATCCGGTCTTCCAGCTGGAGTTGATCGTCAGGGACCCATGTCTCATCGATAATGATCAACTCATCGCAGAACGCATCGAGCGTGATCGACACACCGCCTGCCTTGGTGTTCATCAGCAGGACGCGCGGCCCACCAGCCGCCTGGAACGTGTCGGTGACGACAACACGCTCTGATTCCCTTACCTGGCCGGTGATTTTCATGTGCTCGACGTTGATGCTGTCGAGATAGTCACCCAGGCTGTTGATCACCTCAGTGAACTGGGACGCGATGACGATCTTGTCCTCACCCTGTCGATCATCGCCTGCGATGCCTCGCTCAATCAGCATCTGCTCGATCACCGCAGCCTTGCACGAGTGCTCTGGCCACATGATCGCTGCCGGCTTGCTGCCTCGCATATTCCATGAGCAGTTTGCCATCTGCTTGAGCCGAGTCATGATCGCAAGCACACCGACTGCCGACAGCTCTTCATCACCCAGCTCAGCCATTGCCTGCTCAGACATCTGCTTGTACATCTTCTCCTGCACAGGCGTCATGTCACAGAACACCTCGATGTGCTGCTTGGGCGGCAGGTCAGCCACAACCTCGCCCTTGGTGCGTCGCAACATGATCTTGTCGAGTGACCTGTACAGATCATCCTCACGATCACGCCTGATGTCACCGAGAACAAACGCGCTGTACCTGTTGCTACTGACGTGGAAGTACTGACGTGCCCAGCCGTAGAACGATGTGTACTCATGCGGCCGCAACCAGTGAAGTGTTCCCCACAAGTTGCTTGGCCTGCCACGCAACGGCGTCCCGCTGAGAGCGATTCTGACTCCACCATCACGCAGCTTCAGCTTCAGCATCGCTGCGCCTGTCTTGGTACGGTTCTGCGCTGACCGAATGCCGCCGAGATACTTGTGACTCTCGTCAACGATGATCGCGTTCCACTCAACTTCAAGCAACAGACCGAACTTCTTTTCAGCATCGCGGACCATCTCAGGGTTCACGATCAAGAAGTGCGGCCGCATGCCATCCGTTTCAGCATAGGTATCCAGCCACTTGTCAATGCGAGTCATCCGTGCCGATGCGCCATGAGCCCATGGCGGCACCGCCACCGTGACGACAGCGTCTGGTGCCCACTTGGCCAGCTCACGCTCCCACACCGTGCGGAGTGAGGTGAGTGGTGCGACGACCAGCACCGGGCCAACCCAACACCCAGCCTCCATCAAACCACCGATGGCTTCGAGTGTTTTACCCAGTCCGGGCTCATCAGCGATGAGCACCTCACGACCCTTGGCGATGAACTTGGCACCGACACGCTGATACCTGCGTCGTCCCATTGCCTCAGCCAGCACTGGCGACTTCTGGTTCACCGCCTCCAGCTCAGCGTCATCGGCCTGGGTGAGTGCACGCATCTCATCCTCAAGCTGCTTTGCGTCTCTGGCCCAGTCATTCAGCTTGCGACCAATCACCAGTCGCTGACCGAATGAGCGCCGTAGCATCTTGCAACTGTCGAGTGAGAGTGCGTACTTCCACACCTTGTTCTTGGCATCCCACTTGCCGCCAGACCACCGATACCACGATGGATCTTGTGGGTTGTACTCTGACTTGGCCTGAATGACACCGTCGATCAACTCGATCCTGATCTTGGGCTTCTCAGGCTCATGCTCCTGTTCTGCTTCCATGTTTTTGACACCTCCATTCTCTGTCACCCTCACGGACGTGAGGTGAATGGCCAGGACACTCAGCCCTTCCTGGCCAATCATCTCAATCCGTTGGTGCCTGAACCCGCACGTCGCTGCCGACTGCCTCGACCTTGATGATCGAGTCATCACCCAGCGATGTCGTGCCGGCCTCTGGCCGCAGCGAGAATTGCAGCTCAGTGAGCTGCTCATTCACGCCGATGTACGTGGCGACCATCGTGCGTGGTTTCCTTTGCACACCGGCGATCTGAAACGTGACGCGATACCGCGTGCCGACACGCATGTGATCGGCAAGCAGCTGAATCCCTGACCGACCCTTTCTCACATAGTTGGAACACGACATCTCAGCGCAGTGAGTCGTTGAGCCGTACAGCCGATGCCCGCAGATGGCAGTCATCACGTCATCACCAGTTTCTTGCCACTCTTGGTGATGCGCTCATTGGCTGCCTCGACCAGCTGGTACACCGTCTTGCCAGTCATCTTGGTGTACGCTTTGCCAAGACCTTCCAGCACGCCTCTGCGATACTCAGTGTTGAGATCGAAGCCACCCCAGAGGATCATGACTCCCAGCATCTCAACGAACTCGTGCTCAATCTGAGCACAGACGTTGCCCTTCACTTGTCCTCCATCTTGGCAAGCACCTGGCACCACAACTCGATGGCCGTGGTCAAGCGCCCCATCTCAGCGATGAGTGCCTGACCTTGCTCGATCACCTGCGCCGCATGCTCCTGAAGTTCAGCGAGCCTATCCATTCCTTGCTCCCATTTCCCAGCCATCACCGTGATAGCCGTGAACGGCCACAGGCATGAAGCTCCTGTGGCCGATCACGATCACACGCTGACGTTCATGATCTCCATTGAACCGTCTGCATCTTGATCGACACAATCTTGCGCTGCGAACAGGCAGGACTGCTGAATAGATGCGTGTAGTGCTTGTGACTCTTTGCCGCGTGGTGGACCCTGGCGCCACATTCAGCGCACAGAGTCCGCACGACAGCCGGCAGCCGCTCAGCCATGGCTACCAGCTGCCGTACCGGATCGCACCGCTGTTGTACAGCGCTGTGACCCTTGCCTTGATCGTTGGCTGATACTTGGTCTCCCAAGTCTGCTGATCGATGTCGAAGACATACTCAGCACAGCCAAAGAATGGCGTGATGTCGAAGCGCCTGGGCTCAATGCCCAGACCCTCAATGACACCCTTGATCAGATCACCCGGACGCGGACTGCCAGGTGGGCAGTCCAGCTCGATTGTCTGGAACTCGCCCTTCATCGCACACCTGCCTCAATCCGCCGTGACACAAGGGATTGCGGCAGGGTGATGACGTTGCCGGCTCGCCACTTCTGCGAGTAGGTGTGCCGCAAGCGAACCTTGAACTTGCCGTCAGGCAAGACCTCAGTCAGCTCAGCGATTTCACCCGCAAGCATCCGTGGGCGGCACTGCTGTGAGATCATGATGAAATCACCGACGTGCAGATCTGACAGCATTCGCAGCTTCAAGATCGCCTGCCGACCCTTGACCTCACGCGCGATGGAGTCGATGTGAGCATCGAAGCCACCTGACTTGATGACGTCAACGATCTGCTCAGCAAGCATCTCGTTGCGAGTGGTCTCATCGATCACGTTGGAAGACACAGGACTCAGCTCAGTCATGTCGATCACCACCCTGACTTCTGGAGGCAGATCGGACCAATGCCCAGTGCGATGCTCTGCGGGTCGGTCAGCGGGCTGCCACAAACTCCGCAGCTGCCGACCTGCTTGCCGAACATCACGCTGTACATCATGGGATCTTCGCTCAGCGTCTTTGCCACGTTGACCTGGTCTTGCTTGGTCATCGTGTCGCGCCTGAAGTCTCCAGGCGCACCGAACAGCCGCAGGATGTACTGGACCTTGCGCTGATCACGCGTGGTCTTGACCTGGTAGAAGTGATACACGATCTGGCCATGCGCGTTCTTGCGAATCGGTATGGCATACCGACCATCTGGCACACCCAGTTCGATCTTCTTGAACGGCTGGGTCTTCATGACCGTGATGATGTCGCTCGCCTCACGCCTGCTCATGCGGGCTGTGATGTCTGCGATTACCTGGTCTGCCTTGGCCTTGCTCATGGATGAAAGATCCTTGAGCAACAGCTCCACGACTGGCGTCACCGCCATGTCTTCCGGCATCTCACGCCCAAACAGCAGTGACTTCAGGAAGTCAAGCTGCTTGAGAGTGATTGTTGGTTCCTCCATGTTACTTGCCCCTCTCTGGGACTCATCAGGAGCAGCACCTTACTGCTCAATGCGGGCGCTCAGCCTGCCCGCATTTCGTCCTGGTCAGAGATTGTTGCGTGTCTCGCTTGGCTCACGTGTCAGCAACCAGCTGAAGCAACGATCGCAGTAGCACTGCTCGCTGCCCGTGACCTGGTCCCGCACGCTGTGTAGCGTGGCGCGTTTCACGCCACACTCGAAGCATCGGCCGCTGTAGTCATCGCAAGCGCACACTACAGCCAGCCCATCTTCATGGCCGGGTTCTCACACCCATCCCAGCTGGCTTCACCGTCAACTTCGATGTACTCACCGTGAGGGCACAGGAAGCCACCACAGTCATCGTAGTCATCGGCCCACAGGTAACCCTCAGGTAGCTCTGGTCGATCAAGCTTCTCCATCATCGCACACTCTCCGAGAGTGTCGCGTGGGTTCCCCACCGGACGATGACGACTGGCGCCAACGCACCGATGGTGAGCCGCTTGCCGTCCTGGTTGATGAACCCAACCCTGGCGGCACTCTTGGCGATGAATCGCTCTGCGATGTAGTCAGTGGCCACCTCACCGGTGTCACCGATCTTGCAGAGCAGCACGTCGCCAGGACGCAAGTCCTGCGGACGAGCACCCCACACCTGCCAGAATCCCATCGTGCCAGGTTCCTTGGCGGGCATGGTCTCGACGGCAGCGACGGCCGCATGGCCAGTCGGCTGTTCCGTGTCGATCATCTCATTCTCTCCATTCTCTATCGGAAACATCGGGAAGTGGCCCCCGACCCTTGTCTGTCTTGTCTATAGGCAAGGCAGACAGGGCACTCGGTGCCGAATCACAACGGGAGAATTCACAGCTGAAAATCACAGATAGAGGGTGACCTATCACACATAAGACATCAGACACACAAGTGAAAATGAAAGGTGCGGATTTGCACCCGCACCTTTCATTCGCACCGGGATCAGCCGTTAGAACTCGGCATCGTCATCCGTGACGTCATCACTTTCGTCATCGGAATCGGCATTTGCCTCAGCCAGCATTGCCTCCAGCTTGGCAATTCGCTCAGCCGCACGCTTTTCGGCAGCAATGGCAGCTTCGAGTGCCTTTGCCTTTTCTTCTGGCGTCTTGGTGGCAAGTGCCTCGATTGAACGCTGTGATTTGCGCTCTTCACTTTCGGCCGCCACCTGGTCGCGAATCTCTGTGTATTCCTCTGACTTGCGGTAAAGGGGACCGTAAGTGCCCTGAACAACGCGCAGAGTGTCAACGTCGATGTCGAAACCGTGCTGATCCTTGATCCACTGGACAAAGCCAGTCTGCTTTGCAGAAGGCTTGCGATCCAGCAATTGCTGAATCTTGTCCTTGGGAGTGACTGGTGCTTTCTCAGTCACTTCCGCTGTGGTTTCCGCCGCATTCTCAGCGACGGGAGCCTCAGCTGTCTTTGTGGATTCGGTCATGATTCTTGCCTCCATTCGGCGTGTCATTCGTGGCCCTCACGAATGACGTTTTGGGCATTTGCCCAGGTGGTTTGTCCATAACCACCAATGCCGCGCTGGGATTTGCACCCCAGCACGACGATTGGCAATTAGGCCATTTCGACCATGCCATTCTCGGCTGCCGAATTGGCAGCTTCGAGAATGGCGGCCGCGACCTTGTCACCACGACGCGCGCCCACGACCAATTTGCGGTCGAATTGCACGGGAATGGTGAGACCGGCTGCCTTATAGCAGCGACGGCACGCGAATTTGTCCATTCCCACAACTGTGGAGAATGAAACGCGCGCAGGCTCCCAGGTCGCATTTCCGGCAATCTCAGAGTTATTCCAACCCTGAGCCAATCCTGCGCAATCCGCGGAAAGGTGGAAGTTACGACCCTTTTCAGGAACGATAACGTTGGTCATTTGTGACTCCTCAAATCTCATCAGGACAGATACCATATCTGCCGATGACGGGCGCTAATGAATTAGGCATTTCACCGTATTGCGCACCCGCCATTTCGATTTCAAATGGGAGGAATCAAAACCGTCTCTCTCTGTTGAATTATCAAGGAGCGTAACCGCAAATTCAATTTGCTTTCGCATGCGCAATTGGCGGAAATGCTGGACCGTACTTCGCTTTTGGCAATTCCTACTAAGTGCTCGGAGGTTTCTCATTTCATTGAGTACCAATACCCGCTGATTTTCGGAATTGATTGAAATGCCCATTCGCTTTTCCGAGGTGACATTTCCGCCGCTTACGCTATTGAATTGGGCCGTGCTTTCGAGCTATTGTTTTACTGCCTTACGTCAGTAAAACGTGTCGATCTTCCCGTTCGTTCCCGAATCTGGTAACGATTAGGTAACGGTTCGATATCGTCTGTATGTTCGATTCAGGGCCTGTGCCAGCCTTGTGTTCGATTCTGTGATGTCGATCATGAGCCAGTACTTGCCTGTTTGCCTATCGGTGCAGTAGGAAATGTCGGGGTTCGATGTTCGATCAAGTCCGTCACATCGGCTCACGATGTCGATCATGGGCGCTCGGGGGTTGATCGACACGGCTCACGATGTCGATCACACAAGTCGATCATCCCTGCCTGTGATGTCGATCATGTGTGTCGATCAAGGGGACCGTCCAGCCGGAGCGTCAGGCCAATGCCGATCATCACCCTCTGGCATCGCTGTCAGCGAAATGGGGCGTCCGGGTAGCGGCCTACCTACCCGGACGTAAACGATCTTGTTAGAATCGATGCTAGCTGTTCGATCTTGAACGCTTGTCACACCAGTCCCTGTCACAGACGATCACGCCACGCAGGTGTGAATCGTGAACGTCTCACTCTTGATCTTCAGCGTCAGGTTGCGCAGATGAAAGCCGGCAGGGCACGTCATTGATTGACCTGGTGAGCCTCTCTCACCACGAGCACCACGCTGCCCAGTCTTGCCTCTTGGTCCCATGGGGCCCTGCAGCCCAGCTGGTCCACGATCACCAGCTTGTCCTGACGCTCCAGCCCGTCCTGCTCTGCCAGCTGGTCCAGTGGTGCCATTCTTGCCTTGCTGTCCAGACTTGCCGTGCGGGCCTGAGGCACCGGCAGAACCTGGCGCACCATGGCTGCCACTTGGGCCAGCAGCACCAACCGGACCTTGTGAGCCAATGGGACCACGCGAACCTGGTGGCCCCTGTGGTCCTGGTGGCCCTGGACCACTAGCGTTGGATGCACCAGCGATGAGCAAGATGATCGTGATGACAATGAAGGCGCCAGACAAGATGAACGCGATCGTTGGTGATCGAAAGACACGTCGCACCAGCTCAGTCGGCCCCATTGTCGATCCCATGCTGTGCTAGCTTGAGTCGCAGTGCATACACCTGACGCTCGCAAGCGATGCGAGCTTCACGCTCTTGGGACAGCATGATCGACAGTGAGTTCACCTCACCAGTCGATGCCTTACGCTCCTTGTCCCGCACGGATCTGATGGCGAGCATGATTCCACCGGCAGCCGTGATGATTGCGGCCAGTGCCGTGAAGATGGCCGCAAGTTCCACATCTGTCCCCTCCACATCTGCTCAGTTTCAGTTTGGCCAATGGATGACAGACCACACCGCGTTGACGATGTCCACAGCTACCGGGGATTGCACCCGCACCGCCAGGCCACGGTCAGGGTTGGAGTAACCAACGCGGGTGTCCACGACCTCCAGGTTGCCGCCGCTGCCTTGACACTCCAGCCAGCCGGAGCCGCCCACTGTGTCGCCGCTCTTGATGTCCACAAAGGCAAGTCCAGCGAGGAAAGTCTGGCCCTCAGGCAACCCCTTCACCACGCACGAGAACGTGGACACATAACTGGCTCCATCTGCGCCACCCGTGTTGATGTAGCGCCCAGCCTCATCGCCCTCAGGCTTGCCTGTGCCAAAGAACACGTTGCCGGTGTCCCAGTCCTGCTGGTCCCACTTGATTTCCCACGGCGTGTTGGCCTGGTTGACACGCAACGGGTCGATGCGCTTGGCCTGGAACCGTTTGGGCATGTCGCCGTCCTCCTGTCCGTCGGTGCTTCCACCGCTGCTGCTCTTGCCTGTGATGACGTCAGCCACTTTCTGCAACGCGTCATTGTTCTCTGAGTACTGCCGCAAGATCGACAAGTGAATGTGCCAGAGGTGACTGTCGTCGCTGGTCACCGCATAGTTGCCCCAGTAGTCCCAGCCACAGACCGTGCGGCCATCAGTAGAGCCGTAGAACTCACGCACCACATCCATGCGCGAATCGTTCTTGGCGTTGAGCAAGCGCTTGCTGGCCGTGTAGTGATCCTCTGCCTTGTTCCAGCTGATGTCCAGCCCGCATGCGGCCTCACCGTTGCCTTTCTTATCCGGTGGTGTCTGCACGCTGTAGTCGTTGCCACCAACGTAGTTGCGGCCGCGATGGTAGCCATAGGTGTGGGCTTGATCGCCAATGATGCCGCCCATCAACGCTGATGGCATACGATCATTGACCGTGTTGAACAGGTTGGTGATGGCTTGTGGCGCAAACTCAACCATCGCGATGCCGCCCCCAACGTCGTTTCTTGTGTTCGTCATCTTCAGGCTTGTGCTCTTCAAGCCACCAGTCTGGTGGCTGAAGTCGTTCACGATCACCAGTGTCACGCGTCTCGCGTGGCTCAAGCCCCGGCTCTTGCTCTGTCATGGTAGATCCCTTACGTCATAGGCTGAATGACCGCAAGCATGTCCTCATCGGTGATGACGCTGGCGTCGTTGCCTGGCGCGATGTTACCGTTGACTCGTGCCGAGTCCCACTTCGCAGCCCAGCCAGGCGCGTTGACGATGGCCCACTTGTGGATGTTCACCCAATTTGACGCCTGCTCTGCGCCATCACCCGCATCGCCCTTGTTTTGCTCGCTGGCACACGCGACGAGCCGCTTCTGCAAGTACTCATCATCATGCATATCAGCCGCAGAGTTGTAGCTCAATTTGACCTCCTCAGGTCTTGATAATGAAGTTGACGCCAAGCCAAGGCGGCAAACCGTTGCTTGGACCATCTGTATTGCCGCTGACATTGACGGCATTGGTGCGAGCTACGGTCGGAGTGGTGACAGTTCCGGCAGTGCCCCTGAAGTTCGCATTCCATGAAGGGACTGTGATGATGTTCATATCCATCAGCTGATCGGTGGTGTTGATACGTAACTGCGCGGCCAGGCTGGATGAGCCGTGCGTGTGCGTGCTCGCACCACCAGACGAGCCAGGTGGTTGGCCACGCGGCATAGTGCCGTTGTTGAATTGTGGTAGGTTGAACGTTGTGCTGCCATCGCCTGGGCCATATGCTGTTCCAAGTGCCGCAAACAAATTCGCAAACGTTGTGCGGGAAACTGCCGAGCCATCGCACATGAGATAGCCTGTTGGCGCTGATGATCCACCAAACATCTCAATAACGCCAGCCGGAGTCGCAGTGACGGTCGATGATGGACCATAGATGGTGGGCATTCACTCAACCAATCCGTACAAACTGCATTCGATGGCCCGACGGTATCGGAGACAGTGCAAGCGCAGCACCGCTGCTTTGCCAGACACGGCAGTCAATGACATCACCAGCCGTAGCACGGTAAATGTGCTGACATTGCACTGCGGAGTTGCCACCCGAGCCGACATCCATACGGTTAGCCTCAGTGTTGTTGATGAAGACAGCGGTGACTCGTCGCCCGCTAGTATTGGAGACCCAGCCCATCTGGAAATTGATCAGCAGCAGCGCGCCATCGTTGGCGGCATTGACGGATAACGCACCAGGCGCAGTTAGACCTAGGCTGCCAATAGGAGTCCCGCCTGGGGTAGCCCAAGCACCGAACGGCCCGTTCCACCCAAGGTTGGTGATGCTGGTGACTTGCTGCCCGGTGTGTTCCTGAAAGATGTTTGCCGGCCATGGCGATGGCGTCATACTGCCAAGGCTGTAGCCAGACCTGATCCGCAGGTTGGTGCCATCACCCTCAAGAGTGCAAGCAGCCCATTGGCCAACCATCAGCAAGTTAGGGTCACCATCAACCGTGCCAGACGATGGCACCACAGTCAATGTGTTAGTTGAGCTGTCCACACGCTTGACTACATAGGTGTTGTTGCTGGTGATTGGTGCCGTGAGTGTGATGTTGCCACCACTACAGTCTACAAGCGCGATGTCACCATTGTTGAGCGTCGCGTTGGTTGTAATAGACCTGATCGTTTCACCAGTGCCACCACCTGACGGCCATGGATTCCAGGCAGAGCCGTCAGACACATACAACGTCTTGGTGGCCGTGTTCCAGTACGTGTCGCCAGCGTTGCCAACTGCTGGTGCCGCAGCGTACGGTGCTGCGTTCGTGATTCCAAAGCTGCGCGGCATCAGAACCTCGCTGTGTAGACGGCGCGATGATCGGTGGCCCTGGTGAAGATGCGCTGATAGCTGCTCAATGATCGTTCTGGCACAGCAAACGCGGCATCGATCCGTGGAAGTCCAGATGAGCGACGTAGCCTGGTGTGGTTGACAATGCCAGGATGCTTCTGGTTCCAGTCACCAGCGATGACGATATGTGCCAATGGATGCGCGTTGATGTAGGCTTCCTCGATAGCCACATCAGCTGCTCGCCAGCGTCCCTGGTGCGGGTGCTTAGCCGTGCTGGCAGTGTTGTGAACAGCGATCAGCCTGACGTATCGATGGGTGACTCGATCGATGAGTCTGACGATGGGGATGCGCCAGCGATGTCCGTTGAAGTACGGCACCACGAGCGAGGAATGAGCAGCAAGGTGATATGCGGATCTTCGCCAGAACACGACGTTGGGTCCATTGTGGGCCAAGCTGAATGCTCCACCGGTGTCGGCCAGGAATGCTCGCCGTTGACTGCGTTCGCACTCAACCAGCGTACCCAGGTCAGCGTGCTGTCGCTCGATGATGTGGGCAATGCTCGCCATCCTGATGATTGCGCTGGCTGTCCCGGTGTGACTGGCACCCTGCACGTTGGCCCAGAACAGAGTGCGGGTGATCGGTGCATCCGCGTTGGCCGGTGGGACAAGTAACATCCACGTCAACGTGAGTGCCCAGCAGCGTCGCATGTCAGCCAACGATCACAACTCTGTAGCCTGCGCCCAGGTTGGGGTTGTATCTGATCGTGGCCGTGGTAGCTGATGTCGCATCCCAGTCCACCTCCACTGCTGTGTAAGGTGATGCGCCGTTCAACACCGTGAGCTGGATGTCTCGTGTGTTCAAGTTATGGGTGACGACTTCAGGTGACGCCGTGCCGGCCAACGCTGCTGCGAACTTCTTGGGCATGCCAGCAATGGCACTGTTGACGAACGCTTGCGTGGCGATCACAGCAGTGTTGACAGCGATGGAGTCAGCAGCGACCGTGAGTGTGGTGTCAGCAGCGACAGCATCGATGGTATTGCCGGTCTTGGTCAGGCCGGCACCAGCGATGACTTGCCCTGCGCCGCTGAATTGAACCCATGTGATGGCCGTGGTATCAAGCGTTCCACCTTGATCGCTTGTGCAGACCCAGCCCGTGTCAGCGTTGACGGTGCCCTGCTCAACAAAGGTGAACGCTGAAGGCACAAGCGTCCATTGGTTCATATCGCCAGAACGTTGCCATGTGCCGTTTGCACCACTGCCCAGCGTGCCGACCGTGTAAATGCCGTTTTGAGCTGGCGCTGTTTGATCCTTTACAAGCACCCGGTCGTTGACTGCGAGCGCAACACCATCTAGCGTGTTTGGCGTGCCACCAGCTAGCGTGATGTTGGCACCGACAGTTGCGGCGTGGACAGACTGCTTGGCGTCCAGGCCTTGTGCAACACTGTCAGCATAGCCCTTGGTTGCAGCATCGTTCGACAACGTTGGCGTCATGAGTCCCGTGATCTTGTGGGTGTTCATGGCGACATCAGTTGTCGTTGGATGTGCGCTCGCAAGTGCACCAAGATCGAATGCTGTGGCTGTGTCAGCAACAACGACAGTGCCGTCGAGAATCTTGGCTGAAGTCACTGTGCCATTTGCGATGACTGGGTTCGGATATGTGCTGCCTGCTAGATCGCCACCCGCAGCACCGTTTGGTGGCAAGGCAGTTGGGATCACACCAGCAGCGATGTCAACAGCCTGAACGGTGCCATCCGCGATCTTCGCACTGGTGACAGCGTTGGGCGCAATGACTGGCGCCGTTGCCGTGCCAGCAAGATCACCGGCTAGCTGAATGGTACCAAGAGCGCTTGCTGTCGCAGGTGGTGTTGAGCCGCTCATCGCGCTCTGCCACGTGGTGCCGTCATACCACTTGAGGATGTTGTTGGTGGAGTCAAACCACAGCAAACCCTTTGTGGGACTCGATGGCGCGGCACCCAAGTTCTGAACTACAGCGTTGCGCAGCTCATTCTTGCCAAGATCGACTGCACCATAGAACACTGGCATGGCTGTCCCTTCAGCTCAGGTATGCCTCGCCACCAACAGACGCTGAGAACGTCAGTGTCACGTTATTGTCATCTGGATAGTGAACGTTGCCTGGGAAGATCTCATCAAACGTGGAGTCCACGACCGTGACACCTGGTCTGAAGCCAAGGTTATGCGGCACGCTCCAGGTCGTTGCCGCAGCGGTCTGGTAGTGTCTGTAGTAGCTAGCAGCGGCAGCCCCTGATGGCGGGATACCAGCACCGACCACGACATTGACATCATTGGGTGGCTTGGCGTTGAAGCTCACCCAAAGATTGTTCGCATCGACAGCTGCAATCTCACCTTGGATGAGCCCATTGGTGACAGCATCCCATAGCTGCACAAGCGGGTGCGGGCTGTTGAGGTTGTGGGTGATCGTGTAGATGGTGCCTGCGTTCGGTGCCAAAAGCCTTTGAACATAGGATGATCCTGCTGGCCCAGGTGCGCCTGGAGCACCGTCAGCACCAGCTGGGCCCTGGATTGTACCAAGATCGAACCACTGCGAGCCATCCCAGTAGTACAGATGGCCGGTATCTTGCGTCACCCAGCCCTGTCCCGCATCCGCTGGGCCCAATGGCGGCAGTTGGCCAAACGTTGGCACCGTGCCATCGATCGTGACGCCTGCACCTGGCGGACCTGTTGGGCCTTCAGGCCCAGTCGGACCTGCTGGACCAGGATCACCAGTGTTGCCTTGTGGACCATCAGCGCCAGGTGGGCCTTGAACCGGACCACAGTCAACCCACGCTGTTCCACTCCATGACCACAGATGCCCTGTGTCACTGGTGATCCAGCCCTTGCCAGCATCGGCAGCCGTCAAGCCTGTCGGCAGGTTGGCGTACGTGGCAACAGTGCCTATGATGGTGATGCCTTGGCCCATATCACCTTGTGGGCCAGGTGGTCCTGTTGGGCCTACATCGCCTTGTGGCCCCGCAGCACCAGTTTGTCCCGGATCACCCTGGGTGCCTTGAGCACCGGTCGCACCTGCTGGTCCTTGTGGTCCTGAGGCACCAGTTGGTCCTTGTGATCCTGTGGAACCTGTTGGTCCTGGCGGGCCAGTTGCACCATCAGTACCAGGCGGACCTTGTGGACCAGCTGGACCCTCAGGACCAGCCGGTCCGATTTGACCACCACCAGAAACCATTGTCCATTGAGTGTCATAGTCATTGTCCGATGTCTTGACGAGACTCTCACCAGCGGTGCCACCTGCAGGGACACCAACGCCATCTGCACCCTGTGGACCTGCTGGGCCAGGACTCCCATTGATGCCAGCTGGACCAGTTTGACCTTGTGCACCGGGTGGCCCAGCGCTGCCCTGTGGTCCCGCAGGACCAGTCGAGCCAGCTGGACCTTGCGAACCTGTTGGCCCCTGGCTCCCAGTGGAACCAGTGGGACCGGCTGGACCCAATGGCCCTTGCACACCGCCGACTGGCCATACACCAAGGTTGACGTTTGATGGCGTCAAGTTCGCGCCGGTTGTCTGCCACAGTGAGATGGCATACAGCCTGCCACCATAGAGATAAACCGGGAAGATCACGGTGTCTAAATTGGTCGGCGCTGTGACGTTGCTTGAGACGTCAATCATGGCATAGTTGGTGCCTGGCGACGTACCATGTTCAAGCAGTGTCGCTGCTCTGCGACCGCCAGATCCACCAGGCCATAAGGTTCGCAATGCTACCAGATACCAGCCATCAACTTCTGGTGAAACAAAGTTGCCTGAAACTGCAACCTGCCCAACCGTGATGGTGTCCCAGTTTGTTACCTCCGTCCACAAACCTGACTTGATCGCCGGACATGACTGCGTCCAGAACACCGTGGGCGAGTTGGCTGGATCACTCGGATCAGCCGTGGCAGCAGTGCTTGCCGTGCGCTCCAACACGCCGATGCGGCGATCGAATGCCTTGAGCGCATCGATGGGGCTGCTTGGAAACTTGTCCAGGTAGTTGCTGCTGGTCATCTCTGATCACCCTGCTGGCACGAACGCTGGCTTGACAACGGTCATTGTGACCATGTCTGCTCGTGTAGAATCATCGTTGATGGCGATGGTCATGTCTGTGATGCGGTACTGATCGTTTATGTTGATGCGGCCCCTCTTCACCACAAACTTGAGGATGTCACCCACCCAGGCATCGGTGCTGCTCTGCCAAGCACCAGGCTGCAGCTCACAATCATACGTTGGCACAACAGATTGCGCCCTCACAGCCAAGTTGTTGGCCGCAGTCGTGAGATGAGTCTTGTCAACGATGGATGGATTGCTCATCGCCAGGCCCATGCGACCTTCAGGCTTGCTGGCGATCCCAGACGCGTCAGCCTGAACAGGCGCCAACTTGACATCGCCATTGTACACGATTGAGTTGGCATACCCGCTGGTATCATATGACCTTGTGACCTTGCGTACCGTGCTGCCATACTCAAGCACATAGTGGCTGTTCATGTTGTAGTACATGGACGGAACAGCTCTGAGTGTCAGCCCCATCGTGCTATTTGGGAACACCTGCCAGCCAAAGCCGGTCATGGTGCCGAGCGCTTCCTTGATCGATGTGCCTGGCACAAAGTCGCAGTTAGTTTTGCTGGTCGGCATCAGCGACGTGTCGATGGTGAACGTTGGATGGATGCCTGACTGCCCGTTGATACAGTAGGTGAACAGATCATGGATGATCTGGGCCTGAGTCTGGTTCACCCAGTGCCACTTGTGACTGGGCTGAAGAATCTGGCGGGCAAGCCACTCACGATAGTCGAACACGTTGAGCTGAACCGTGTAAGTGTCAGCCTCGCCATCAAGTGTGTCTGTAGCACTGCCGATGCGACCACGGTACAACAACGCGCCATTGCGGAAGATCCAGCAGTCGGTGATCAGCTCTGTGATGAAGCTAAGGTCAGGGTCGCTGCCATCCATGCTAAACGTCAGCAAGGCTGAGTCGTCAACATGGAAGTTCATGTTGCGTTGTCTGGCTGTCGTCAGCTCATACGTTGGGCCAACGTTGTTGTTGCCGATGACGATCTGCCAGTGAGTCTTGGGCAGCACAACGATGGGCGGTGGCCTGATCGCAAGTGGATCAACTCCCAACGCACCAAGCAATGCCAGTTCAGTCATCAGCCCACAATCTCAGCCGTCAGTTGCTTGCGTGATGATGCGCTGCCAACAAGAACACCGTTGCCTGCCTGCGTTGCCTGGCCGAAGACCCCAAGCGTGTGGGTGCCAACAGACAGTGTCATATCCTGCTCGACCACGATGCTTGAGTTGTTGTTACCACCAGCGCCAACATAGGCCTGTCCAGCAGCGAGTGCCGTCGATGAGATGGTTGGGTTGCCAGTGCCACCATCACGAATCCTAGCCACAATGCGGCCGGCCACGCTATTTTGCGCGACACCAATGAATCTGAGCCTGTAGACAACCGTGGCATCTGTGACAGTTAGCGTCATGAACGCGATAGTGGTGTCACGTGCCTCTGTCGTGCTGAAGTTGTTCGAGTTAGTTGTGGACTCAACCTTCCAGTACTTGCTGCTCTTGGGCTGCGTCGGCAAGGCTGCCAATGATCGCAAGTCTGTGATATCAGCAGCCAAGATGTTGGCCTGGGCTGGTCTCCGCAAGCAAGCTGCGAGTGAGATGCTGTCCTTTGGCAGTGCGGGAACAGATGGTGAGGCTGCTTCCGTGCCGCTCAAGCACTGTACCTGCCACTCGTAGATGTGGTCGCCTAAGATCTGACCGTCATGAGCCGTGAGGCAGATGAGGTCATACCTATTGTTGGCTGATGGTGGGCCAGGTGGCTGGATCGTCTTGACAGCAGGGTTTCTGCAGATGTAGCTATGCTGTTCAGCTGCAGACGTGCCGGCGACGCACGCCGTGCCAACGGCGATGTTCAAGATCGCACTGCTGTTGCTGGAAATCTTCCAGTCACCAGTGGCGAGTATCCCAGCGCCAGGGAAGATCGCAGTTGCCATCATGCGATAGTCAGCAGCACCATAGCAGATCTGCGGTGGGTCAGCGACGTCAGTCGTTGGCTGCATGTAGAGCGGCGTCACATCACCGTGGACAACTGGTGCAGTCATCACGACCACCTATCTCGCCAGTAGAACGTACACACACCTTGCTTGTCGTCTGAGAGGTACACGAACTCGTTGTCACCAGCTTCAAGCGTCACCCATGACGACTTGGTGAAGTCCCACCAGGCAAGTCTATTGATCGGTGGCGTTGCCGGCTCTTGCACTGTCTTGTACAGGGTGTCGATGGCAACTTGCTGACCAGCGCTGAGTGTCACGTTGAGATAGATGCCCAGGCCAGTCTCTGGATCGTACACGCGTGGGTTCTTGGCCGGACCAGTGAAGACAATGATCGGATACGTCACCACCGTGCCATCGTTGGTGATGATGCTTGCTCCACCGAAACTGCCGGCAGCAAAGTAGACACATGATGATCCTGGGAAGCAGAAGCCATTGTGATCGATACATCTGCCACCGGTGCCGCCTGCGATCGAGCAGGCCTGGATGTTGAGCGTGCTCGACTCCATCACACCGCTTGGGACTTTCCATGTCACTGACGCAACGATCATTGGTCCATATTGACGATCAAGCGGTGACGTAATGCCATCACACCTCAAAACCATGCGACGCTCTTCATCCCAGCCATCCTCTTGCACGAACAGCCATGGCCGTCTGTTTGGCGCACACAGCCGTCGCACTTTCTCCCATGACAGAGCTGGGAACGGCTCATCCAACGTCGGCTTGATGTAGCCATTCCACGTCACAGTCTTGTCGGCATGAAACTCAGTCAGATCAGTCGTGCCGTTGGCATCCGGAATGTTGCTTTGCACGACACGCGGTGTTGCGAAGCCAAGATCGATGGTGCTGGTGAAGTACGGTGAGTTACACCAGTCTGGATCACCGTCATCCAGCTCGATCCAGACACTCTCGCCCGTGTTCTCATCGATCAACCGTGCAGTGGTGGCCATCACATCCTGCTTGCCCGCAAGGCAGATTCAAGGCTCTGAACAACGTGAGCCGGACTCTGCTTGCCAAAGTCGATGTTGGCGTATGGGAACAAGTTGATGACTCGCGTTGAGCTGACAGCACCGGCTGCGCCACCACCAGTCACACCAGCAGCATTGGCATTCAGCGGCACTCTGAGAGCACCATGCACACCACGCATAGCAGCGTCAACCTTGCCAAGATTAGTCGTGATGCCTCCGGCCAAACCTTCAAGCAGGTTCATGCCTATCTCATGAAACACCTTGGATGGTGATCCTATGTGGAAGACACTCTTGACTCCGCTGACGACACTGCTGGCAGCGTTCTTGGCTGAGCTTACAACACCCTTCACAGCAGCAATGAGTCCACTAGCAAGTCCACCCAAGATGTCCTTGCCTACTTGATACAGCCATGTTGCTGCTCCCTTGAAGGCACCCGTCACAGCACTCTTGGCTTTGCTCATCTGTCCGCTGATTTTCGTCAAGAGGCTGCTCAGACCACTACTGATGCCACGCCAGATCGCAGCGCCAACATCTCCAATCGCCCGCACTGCCTTGGCAGGCAAGGCACCAAACCAGCCCACTGCGTTGCTGACCCAGGTAACCACCTTGCTCTTCATGTTCGCCAAGCCAGCCGTGATGCCACCCCAGATCTGTGAGCCCAAGTTGCCAATGGCACGCATGACCTTTGCGGGGAAGGTGGTGAAGAAGTCAACCACGCCACCAATGAAGTCCATGATCTTGGACTTCAGCGTGGCCAGGCCATCCGTGATGTTGGTCCAGATCTTGCTACCAAGATTGCCGATGGCCTTCAGTACCCTGACTGGGAACTTGATGTAGATGTCGATCCACAGATCGATGGCATCCTTGAACTTGCCTTTGATCCATGTGATGCCTGCTGAGATGGCTGACCATAGAGTGCGACCAATGTTGCCTACAGCGCTGACGATCTGGCCAGGCAGAGCCGTGAAGAAGGCAACAATCTGCTTCCAGTGTGTGATGATGAGCAGCGGGATGCCGATCATCGGCAACACAGCAGCCAAGATCAGCAATCCATACCGCTTGATGATGCCAACTACAACCTGCCACACGACTTCAAAGCCATGGACAAAGTCTGTGAAGGCGTTTTTGACTGCATTGAAGGCATCCAGGAACCACTTCTTGATGTCACGTGCGATCATGTTGATCAGATCATGAAATGGCTTGATCTTGGTGTAGGCAAGGTAGAACGCTATGCCCAGCGCTGCAACAGCAGCAACGATCAAGAGAATGGGGCCAAGCGCGACATCCTCGGACACACCAAGGGCATCGTTGAGAGCAGTCCAGATCTTGGTCCCTGCTTGAACGATCTTGCTTTCTTTGTCCCACAAGGCAAGCGCCTTCACACCCTTGCCCATCTTTTGGATGACACCAGTCTCCATGACTGCGCCGAAGCCCATGAGTGCTGGGCCAGCAACCTGTAGCACCGGGCCAACTTTCTGGCCAACCGTGCCAACAAAGTCTTCAATCTTGGCTTTGACTTCCTTCATTCTGCCAGAGAATGTGTCTGCGGCAGCAGCTGCTTGGCCCTTCAACTTGGCAGCCAGCAGCGCGACACCAGCCTCACCTGCCTTGGTGCCTGTCGTCAAGGTCTTGAGATCACCCTTGAGCGTGGTTGCCTTCTGGCTGTTGACACTCATCGCGTGCGACAGCTCAGCACGCTTGGTGGCATCGTCCTGAAGTTCTTTCTTGAGCTTCGCCTGCTCATTCTTGTCGGTGGTTGAAGCCAGCGCCTCACGGATGTGAGCGTCACGCAACGACAGTGCAGCGCTAGCGTTCTTGGCTGTCTGCTGAGCTT